AGTATTTAATCCACCTACACACATTCCAAACCCGCCTGAAGTATCAATACTAGAAGCAGTTAAACCAGAAAGAGTTGATAAAGGTACTTGAGTTTTATTTATAAAAACCTCAAAAGCATTATTTGGATTTCCACTACCTTTAACAAATTTCAAATTAATGTATTTTGCATAATCTTCAAATGGAGATGCCTTTGGATATTTTATTTGATCATTAATAATATTTGTTACATCTATATAAGGAACTGATAAAAAGCTTTTACCATTTACTCCTACTCCCAGCTGATACTGACGAACACCATTTATAATATTTTCTTGTATAAAAACAGTAAGACTTGTTGACTGGGTTGAATCAAACATTACAAGTCCATAAGCTGTACCAGAAGGATTACTTGTATTTGAGTTTATACCCGCCACAATTTTTGTAGAAAATGTATTATACACACTTGAGCTGACACCTGGATCATTTGCAGATAAATAAGCAAAAGCCCCTACTTTTTGAGTTATAGCAATATTTCCATTTATAATAGATGGAGTTAATGACCCTGTATTAAACTTTGTTTGTATATCTGCTAGGCTAGCCATAACAATATGATCTGAGACTGGAGTATTAAACTGACCTCTTTTTACATTTGTTATTCTTCCTGTTGCAGCAGCAGTATATGGATTATTTCCAAACAAATTATTTATCTCTGCTTGCTGTGCTGCAAAATCTGCTGAGTTCAATATTGATCTATTATAAATAGAATTATCAGCACCTGTCCCAGTGAATGCCCACTCTTTATATTGAAAACTTACAATTTCATTTTCAATAATTCCATAACCGTCATGGTCTATGCTATATGATCTAAAGTTAATATCTTGTGTTGATGCTGCGGTTGCTTCATAAGAAGGCACAGTAAAGTATGTATCTGACTGTTTCATTGTTGATGCTAATGTATTATATGTCGCAGCATCATCAATAGTTGAATCCCAGATAGCATTTGTGGAATCCATAAATGTTGGTGCAAAATCTACATAAAGATTTGAGCTATTGGCTAGTCTAGGGTCGGAAGAAATAGTCTTTTCAATTTGTGGGGTCTTATATGTTAAGGTTGCTTTTCCAACTTTGGTTTTTGTTGTTTCTGTAAAAGTATCAATAACTATATTAGGATCAATAGTTAGACTATTAGCATAACCATCATTAATATTAGTACCGCTTATTCCTGTTACAGAAACCCCGCCTGTTGTATCATGCAGTTGCATATTAATAGGATTGCTTGGATCAAAGATTCCATCAATATTTATAAACTTTAAAACTCCATAAGAGTCAACATATGCTGCAATTTGATATGCTTCAAGTATTTCTCTTAATACGTCAAAAACTTTTTGTTGAGATCCATCTACATAAAAATATCTTATTCTTATAGGAGTCTGAGATGTAGTTTGTATTCCAGAAGTATCTGTATGTTTTGAAGAAGTTATCTTTTTAAGACTATCATAGTCATAGTCTGTAAATCCTGCAAAATCTAAAATATTACTTATTAATCTAAATCCATCTTCAGACTGTGAAACATAATCTGTTGGTTGCACTAACTGTAAATATTTGGTTATATCATAAGCGGTAACAACAGTTTGTTCAACATCGCTTATATCCCATGTATCAACATAGAATACTCCGCCTGGGATAACTTTATCTGAGCTGGAAGATCCTGTAACTGAATCTAGGATTCTATATCCGACATAACATTTCACATAGTTTTTAAACAAACCCTTTAATACTGAATTTGTTGAATTGTTTGAAAATAAACTTACAATGGTATTGCTTACATTCAAAGGTATGCTACTTAATGTTATTGTAGCCATATTAGAAGATATTTGAGATATTGGCAATGGGTTTTGTTGATTATCTAATTCCGCATCTGTTTGAACAGACATTGTGTAATAAGATACATCAACTTCAAGTCTAGGGGATATCTCAACAATTTGCATTCTTTGAAATTCTGATGTCTTATCAACCTTAGAACCTGTGCCTGTCAAATTTTCATCTACAGAAGTATAAGATGAATAGGCACTATTTACTGTTGAAGAATTTTGTGTAACTTGTATAGAGTTTATTTGAACTGTTGCATTTACAGTTCCGCCCTTAGATCCTCCAAATTTTATATTTCCCTGATAATCAAAAGATGGAGTTCCTGGCACAGAAGTGGTATCTGCTGTTCCAGTCCAAGGACCGCTAGGATTGGTTCCTGTCAACCATCCACCAGCTGAGTTGTAGTACAAGATGCATGTTCCTGAACTATCTATATCTGAATTTATTAAAGTAGTGCTATAAGAGTATACTGTTGTATTACTACCAGAAGCAGTATTTGTGAAACCGCCCAAAGTAACTGTAAATGATGATGGTACAGAATACACAGTGTTAAATTTAATTACAATTTTGTTTACATTCAAAAGCTGATCGTACACAGCAGAAATTGTTGGTATTGATGAATCTGCAACAAAATATTTATATTGTGACCATTCTGATAATGATCCATTTTTATAAATAGGATTAAAGTTTGGAGCATTGGTTCCAAGAAGGGTAGGGTGGTAAACAACAGGACTTACTGGCATAGTTTGTGAATTCCACTTATAATTACTTACTTGAGATCCCGTAGAAATACTTAAATCTGTATTAATTTTTCTAAAATTTGAAGGCAATTGACATAAAGAATTACCTGAAGGAACAAAACTTTCTCCTGGTCTAAATGCATTAAATGGTGCAGCTGTACTCCACAGGTTGCCATATTTATACTCAAAATCACTTGTTAGATGAACTTCAAGTTGATCAATTAAAACTCCATATGTTGTAGCTCCATCTAATGAATTATGATGCAATGAAATAGTTGGTGAAGAATACGCTGTGCCTAATGGTTGGGAGCTTAAGTAAATTTCAAACTTTGTCCACTGGATACTATCTATTATTTGAGAAGATGAGTGTGCTCTATGAGAATCAATGTATGCCAAAGCTGATAGATTGACTTGTGCATCTCTATCTACTTTTGCAAAGAATGTTACTTTATAAGCATTAGTGGTAGATGATATTTCACTTAAAGTAATTGATGCATCACCAAATCCCGCAAAACTTGAATTATTAGTTGTGTTTATAGATATACAAGATCTGGTCGTTTGACCCGTATCATTTAGAAATACTGTAGTAGATCTTCCACTTGGAACAGTAGTTATTGTATTGTTTGTACTTGACCAACTATCTGATATAGAAATTTTTGTAGGTGATCCATTTGTTGTCAAATATGGAGCATAAAATAAATTATAGTTCCACTCAAAAGCAACTTGAGGGGATATATAGTGTGATTTACCTGAAGCAAAGTATTGCTGTATTGTGGATGAACCTAGCATCAGATCTCCGTAAATTCTATATTGATATTAACGAAATCATATTTAATGTTACGTTTAGAAACCTCATAATCAAAATTAGTTATAAAACCATAATAAGTCATATTTCCTGATTGATTTGCAGAAAATGATGGCACATATGTATCTGTATTTGTATATACATATGGACTTGCAACAACTTCTGTAGGAGTAAATCCAGATGTTGTAGATATACTTTGTGTATTTACTGAAGCAACGGTTAATCTAACATAGATAGGTACGAATGCATTAGCTTCATAAAAGGACTTCAACCAAGCCCCGCCTTTATTACCATCAGAAGTATTGGCGGTACTACTCCAAGTATTCTGCCATGAGGCGGTAATCTTATGTTTTCTAGCAACAACGTATCTTCTTAATGTTCCATCAGCCATACGACTAGTTTTTTCAATAACTTCATAAGCAATCTTTATTGGTTGACGGTTATCATCTGTAATATAATACCAAGTAGTATTATCTAGGGATACTTCAAAGCCAGCATTAATTAAACTTGACATTATTGACCCACCCTAGTCTTTCTTCCACTCATAGCCATTCTTTGTTCTGCTTGCTTAAGAGTATCCATAACTACCTTTGCGATTTCATTTGCATTACTGCCTGGAGCAGTCACATTTATATTATATACTATATTGCCATTATTTGCAGATATTGGTGCATTTACAAATCCACCAGATGCAAAAGCTGGATGGGAAAGAGACATTAGTCCTGATACTGCAGAAGGAACATATCCTCCAACTGCAAAGTGTCTTGCTTGTCTATTCATATGTTGTTTATGAAAGGTAATAGATGAGTTAGTTCTAGCTACTCCGCCCTTAGCCAATCTCACAGCATTAAGAGCATCAAATGTTCCTTTGCCGTAATGTGCAACTGAACTTGCTTTAATTACATATTCACCATTTGAAAGCATTGCTGGGATTGAATCAGATGTTGCAGTTCCTGGGCCTGTAATATGTCCACCAGTATCAAAGTGACGGGCTTGACGATTCATATGTTGTTTATGATAAGTTATTGAAGAATTAGTTCTAGCCACTCCGCCTTTGGCAAAAGTAGATATGCCTCCTAGCCCATTGGCATTAGCCCACATACCTATTAATTTATTTTTATTATCTGTCACACGACCGTTGGGCCAAAAGGTGTGTCCACTTTTTGAATCAGTCCATTGATCAACAGCATCTGGCCCCTTGACTTCAACTTGATGTTTATTAAACCAATGAGGGTTATAGACCACTTTCATTCCTGAAGGAATCGTATAAGGTAAACTTGGGTTATATACTGCAGGACCATTTGGACTACCTGCAATTATTGGTTGCCCAGTTTTTTTATCATATCCTAAAGTCTGTCCAGGTGTCTGTGGAGAAGTCTGATTTTTTCCATAAGTAGATTGCGGAGTTGAGCCAGAACTTGAAGAATATTTTACGGTTCCTCCAGGAAGACTAGATAAAGCAGTAGTTACTGCTGTAAGCTTTTGATTTAAAGTTGCTAACGTGGCAGTATTATCTTTTGTAGCTACAGTTTGTGCAGCAGCTACCGCATTATTAGCGTTATCTAATTTTAATTTATTTGCATCATCAGCTTGTTGTGCAGCATCAGTTTTATTCTGTAAATTATAATCACTGGTTGTACCTAACAATTGTTGTTGCAATAGTTGTGCTTTAAGGTTATCTCCTGTTGCTTGTGCCATTATAATTTGATTTTTTAAATCTTCTTTTGTTGTTGCATAAGAAGTATTTTGACTTTGCTGTTTTTGCAAATCTTGTAAAGACTTAAGTTGAGCATCAAGAAATTTTTGCTGTTTTGTAAGACCTGATACATTATTTGCAACTGCTGTTGTTTGTCCTGCAATTGCTACATTTGCTCCACTTGTAGCATCAGCAATCTGTTTTTGCAAATCTGCTTGTTGTTTTAATAAAGATGCATACTTAGGATTTACATTTTTTGTTGGATCAGCAAACATAGATGACACTTTACCTGGTATTAATTTATCAAATGCAATATCATGCCCACTGTTTAATGCTGTTACAGCTGCTCCAATATCTTGTGCAGTAAAACCTTTATTAGAAGTTTGCATATCTTTTATTAATTGCTGAATCTGAGGATTATTAGAAAAGAAAGAAAAAAGAGCACTCAGTTGTTGTGCTGAAGTTGCAGCGGTTGTTCCTATTCCTTTAATATAAGTCTGATACTGCTGTAAACTTGAAGAATTTGCAGCACCCATAACTAATTGACCAAGTACTTGAGAAAATTTTGTTGCATCTGGTAAAGCATCCGCTAATGCTGTTTTTATCGCAGATATTTGATTTGACAATATCCCTAGACCATTACCTGGGTTTTGTCCTCCTGAAGATAAAATTAATTGTTGTAATTTTTGTGCTTGAGAGACAGAAATTCCATTAATAGCCATTTGTATATTTACAAAATCATTTACAAGTTTTGATGCTTTAGCAGGATCTGTACCTGTAATTTGTTTTACGATAAGTGAAAGAGGATCATTCGCTGGTAAATTTTTGAGTGATTGATTAAAACTGTCTAACTCTGTTTTAGTATAAAGAATGCCTTTTGCTAACTGCGTTTGCTGACTAACAGAATTGATTAATGCTGGGTTTGTATTATCAGTCAAAATAGAATTAAATGTTTTTAAAGATGTGGTTGTATCAGCAACTGTACCGCCCATAAACTGAACTGCAGTAGCACTTGATGTAAAATCAGCTTTTGCTTCTGCTGCATGCAATTTTTCTGCAGCCATTAATGACTTGATTCCGCCACCAACAAGAGTTAAAGCAGCTCCTGCTGCCATACCCCAAGGTCCGAATCCTGCGCCCATTGATGCACCTGACAATGCATCTGTAATTAAATTACCTCCAGGAAGTTTATTAATAAGCGGGGAAGCCATTTGAGTTACAGCTCCCAACCCCATACCAACGCCCATCTTACCCATCATTCCCATGCTAGAGAATCTAGACATCATACCGCCAACTTTAGAGTTAGCTCCAAATGCCTTGTTAAATATTCCTTGAATTCTTGAAGTTCCAGCAGAGCCATTCAGTCCTTCATCAACACCGTCATGTATTGTTGAAGCAACTTGTTTTCCTTCTGTCAATAAAGATGGAGCAGCTACTGTAACGCCTTCTTTAAGTCCTGCCACATAATCTTCACCTGTTTTAACTCCCTTTTTAGAAGGAGAATTTGCATCTGTACCACTTTTGCTTCTTGCACCAGTATCTACGGCTTTTCCAGCTGCTGCACCAGAGCCTTCTAATGCATCAATTTCTGCTCTTCCTAAAACCCCTTCTGCTCCATAAACACTTACATTTGGAGATCTAACACCCATAACCCTTCTTAATAAATTAGGATGAACAATGTGAGATTGAACTGCCTCATCATTAAATTCTTTTCTTTCATCTGTACCAGTTTTTCTATAATCTTGCATTGTACTGAATTTATCTTTTATGGAAGATATAGAAATTCCACTTATTTTTCCATCTGGCCTTTTTCCACCTGGAGTTGATGCACTACCTATTGCTGAAGTTTCTCTTAAATAATTTTCTTTAACCATAGAATCTCTATTTAACAAATCTGCTAGTGCTGTATCATTTGCATTTGCAAATACTTTTGAAAATTCCTGATCTGAAAGTGTTTTGCCTTCTTGAGCCATTTTTGCAAAATGATCTGTAATAATTTTATGTGCATCATTCAATATTTGAGTTTTTTCTGAATCTGAAACCGTTGTTTGTTGTTTTAAGAATTGATAAAGACCACTATTTGCTCTTGCTCCTCTTCCACCTTTTTTATTTGCAAAATCTAACCACTCTTGAGGATTAGCACTACCACCAGTTAACCTAGAATTAAATTCGTGTGAAGGAGTTGCTGCAGTAAATGTTCCACGATATGAAGCATCTTCTCCTTTTGCAAATCTACTACCTGGTTTATCTAGACTTAGCCCTAAATCTGATGCTGACTGGATATTGCTTCCAATGGATTGAATTCCAACCTCTCCAGACCTTCTCTTGCCACGTTTATGCCCTGGCAATTTACCATCTATCATTGCATTAATAAATGGAGCATATGTTTTAGCGGGACCTGTTGGAATAACTGCTTCGCCACCCATTAACATTGCAGGATAAGCATCGCCATCTGAAGGATTTCCTGGAACAAATCCACCTGTTGCCATTTCTGGTAGCAACAATTGACCACTTGCTAATTCTGCTGCTGCTGCTTTTTCAACTGAACCTAGCACCCCGCCAGCACTAGTCATTTGACCCATATTAATTTTAGCAAGATTATCTATCATTATTACAAGTGCTGCATTAAGTTGATCAATTGACTCAACATTTGTCATTATGCCTTCATTAAATACATCAGTTGCAGTTTTTGCTGCAATAGATGTTGGAGTCATCAAATCTTTCCACTTTTTAGTTCCATCAATAATTCCTAGTAGGCTATAGCCTACTTTCATGCCCTGCCCCATTAAGTTTGCAAGCAAACCAGTTATCATAATAATTGGACCAGAAAGTACTCCAAGGGTGAGAAGAATTCCAAGTCCAGATTTAATTGGACCTGGAAGACGATTAAAGAAATCAGCAATCTTTTGACCAAAATCAATAATTTTTGTTCCGACTTCAAGAATCTTTTGACCGATTGGATATAAATCTGCTTTTAATGTTTCAATAGCTCTTTGCCACTTAGCAGTTGTAGACTGTGTGGCTTGAGCCATTTCTTGACCTGCTAAAGTTGCAAGTTGTGCATTTGTAGCACCAGCAACTTTCAAAGCATTTTGTGTTTGAGATCCTACTCTTCCAAAATTATCAAGAAGTGCTGAAACACGAGCAAATTGAAATTTACCAAATAATTTTTCAATAAGTTGTTCTCTTGCCAACGGTGCAAGTTTAACAAGACTTGACTGTAAAGCTTCAATCATTTGTACTGGTGTTCCTGCATTTTTAATTGTTGCAAGATT